CCGCCATCCTTGATTTCTACCGGCAGGCGACCGACGCCGGCGAAAAACTCGCTGCGCTCGATGTCGTGAAGACCATTCTCGGCCCTGATGTGGCGAAGAATCTCGCCGCCGACGATCAGTATCTGGAAAACATCCAGGCCAAGATGACCAAGGTCGAGGAGACCGACCTGGTCAAGCAGGACGATATCGATCGCGCGGTGGCGCTGCAGTCCACATGGGATGCCGCAGTCAAGATTCTGGAGACGCGCTGGCATCCGATACAGAACTTACTGACATCGCTCGGCATGAAGATGCATGAGCTCTGGGTCAATATCGTCTCGGTCATCGCGACCGCCGTCGACAAGGTCTTCTCGCTTGCAATTGCCATCGGCAACGCGATTGCGAAGGCCGCGGAGCTTGTCAGCATGTTCCTCAGTGCAGCGAGCACGGCCGCGAAAATCGTCATTCCGGGCTTCGGGCTTGTGGCCGCCGGCGTTTCCTACCTCACCGGTTCCGGATCGGAGCCTGCATCGCCGCAGGATGCGGCCATGGCTGCGGCGCGCAACCGGCTGACCTATGGCCTCTCGAATCCGGCGAATGTCACTGCCGCGCGACGCGATGCCCAGACCATGTCCGAGCAGCTGCGTCCGGACAAGTCGATCGCCAAGGCGCCGGACGCGACCGACACAACGGCCTGGGATCGTGCGGTCGGATCGATCCAGAAATATATCGAGGTGACCAATGCTGCGGCGAAGTCGGTCGACGCCGGCGTGGCCGAGCAGGAGCGCCTGAAGGCCATTGCCGAACTGACCGCGGCCGGCATCAAGGATGGGCTGACGCCGGAAACCGCCAAGCTCAATGCCGAGATGAGCAAGCTTCCGGGCATTGCGGGCGCGGCGGCCGAGGCGCTGGCCAAGGCCAAGGTCGCTTCCGAAATTCGCTTTGGCGGCAACACCGGGCTGCTGTCGCAACAGGATGTGCAGATCGCGACCCAGCTGAAGGGACTCTATCCCGACGTCGCGACCGCGCTGAACAGCGTCGAGGCCGCCGGCCTACGCGCCAACGATGCGGCCAAGCAGCTGTCATCGGCGATCGAAAACAACCTGACCACCGGGTTTACCGACATTCTCGACGGGCAGAAGTCGATCGGCCAGGGAGCCCAAGACATGGCGGTGGCCTTTGCCAGGTCGATCGATCAGATGGTGGTCAAGATTCTGATTGTCGAGCCGCTGCTGCGCCAGCTGCAGGCGCTGGTGTCGGCCAGCGGCATCCTGAGCTTCGGCGCGCCTGGCGTGAGTGCCAGCGGCGCGATCAACGGCGGCGTCGGGCCGACGTCGATCAACGGCGCGCCGCTGGTCGGCTTGCATGGCGGCGGCATCGTCGGCTCCGAGGCGACCTTCAGCCGTTACGTGCATCCGGCCTATTTCGACGACGCGACGCGCTTTCATTCCGGCGGCATCGCCGGCGACGAGGTGCCGATCATCGCGCGCAAGGGCGAGGGCGTGTTCACGGCCGGCCAGATGGCGGCGCTGGGCGCGATGGCAGGAGGGGCGCCGCAGGTCAATGTCACGCTGGTCGAAAGTCCGGGCGGCGGCGGCGGCGTGACCCAGCGCAAGAACAACAATGGCGGCTTCGATATCCAGGTCGAGGTGGCGCAGATCGCGGCGAAGAGCGCGGCGACGCCGGGCGGTGCGGTCAATCGCGTGCTGACCGATCAGTATCGCGGCGCGATGCGGTTAACCGGGCGATAGCATGGTTGATGCGTGGCCTGGCGGTTTGCCGCAGCGTCTGCAGGTGTCCGGCGCCAGCCGCGGCATGGGCGATGCCACGGTGGAATATCAGCCGGATTTGGGACCGCCGATCACGCGGCTGGGCGCCACGGCGGTGGCCGAGCCGCTCGCCGGCACCATGATCTGCACCGCCGCGCAGATCGCGAGCTTCCGGACGTTTTTCATCACCACGCTTCTGCGCGGGTCGCTGCCGTTCCACTTTCCCGATCCGGATACGGATGGCGCCGACAGCTTGCTGGTGAAATTCACCAAGCAGACGCCGCCAGGCTATGCCCCGATGGGCGGCGATACCTGGCAGCTCTCACTCTCGCTGCTGGTGCTGCCTTAATGTTTGGCGCTGTTCGCCGGCGCGGCGCTGCGCGCCGCACGTGTCCGGCTCGAGCGCGATGTTCTTTGCGGGGCTGACATGCGTGTGCTCTCGCTCAATTTTCGCAAGGCGCTGTTCGCGCAGGAAAGCGGCGAGGTGCCGATCTTCCTGCTGACCATCAGCCATCCGTCGCTGACGGCGCCGGTGTTGCTGTCGACCGACCCGACCACGCGGATCACGACCGACCCGCTGGTTTACGGCACGCTGTCGCGGGCGCAGACCTTTCTTTATGCCGGCGTCGACATCACCTTGCCGGACGAGCAGGACCGCTCGCCGCCGGCGTCCAAGCTCACGGTGCAGAATGTCACCCGTGATTTGATTCCGCTGGCGCGCTCGATCGAGACGCCGGCGTCGGTCACCATCGAGGCCGTGCTGGCGTCTGCGCTCGGCACCGTGGAAATGACCTTCCCGGCGTTCCAGATGACCAACCTGGTCTATGACGTGATGACCTTGCAGTTCGACCTGACGATCGATGCGCTGGTGACCGAGCCTTATCCGGCCGGCACGTTCAATCCGGCGGATTTCCCCGGCTTGTTTTTCTAAAAGGATATCGCCATGGCCGCTTGCCAGCAGGAAGGCTGTGCGCGCTCCGCGACGCATGCGCCGCGTCTTAACATTCCGGCGCGGGGCCGATCGATCTGCACCAGCCGATGGCGGTGATCGTGAGCATGGAGCTATGCCGCGATCATGCGGTCGAGTTCGGCAAGGGGTTTTCCTGGGACCAAAATCCGCAGCTGAAAAAGGCGGCCGCGCTGGCGGCACAGGGCAGAGCGGAGCCGGATTTCGACCGCGCCTTTCATGATTGTGTGCGCCTCGATGGCGAGGCCTTCGCCATCTTCAAGCGGGCGCAGGCGGGGTGAGCGCGTTCGATCGTTATGTCGGCATCCCCTATCTGGATCGGGGACGCAGCCTCGTCGGCCTCGATTGCTACGGCTTGCTGGTGCTGGTCTATCGTGAGCTGCGCGGCATCGAGCTGCCATGCTTCGCCGAGGCCTATGTCACGGCGGCCGATCGGCAGGAAATCCGGCGCCTGATTGCCGGCGGGCTGTCGGCCTGGCGGCAGATTGCGGCCGGCAAGGAGGCGGCGTTCGACGGCGTGTTGATGCGGGAGGGCGCGCAGCCGACCCATATCGGCATCGTGGTCCGGCCCGGCCTGCTGCTCCATGTCGATCGCGGCGAGACCAGCCGGATTGAACGCTATCTGGCACCGCCGCTCGTGCATCGGGTGGTCGGCTTCTATCGCTATTCCGCGCTCGAGCCCGACTCTTGCGGCGCTTCAAGCGCCGCGCGGGCGAACAGCGCAGACTAAAAGGGCGCGCGGCATGACGGCCATCATTCGGCGCGCGCTCGACGGCGAAATCCTGTTGCCGGGCGCGACCATCCGCGTGGTCGGCCGGGCGCATCCGCTGGCCGGACGCCGCGTCGAGCGGCGGCTGCCGAGTGGGTTGTCGATCGCGGAAATTCTGGACGAGGTCCTCGCGCCCGAGCCGGACAAGTGCGGCGCCAACGGCGCCAGATATAGCGGCGGGTTCGTCGTCTATCTCGGCGATCATCCGGTGCTGCCGGAAAACTACCGGCGCATTCGGGTCAAGGCCGGCACCACGGTCACCTTCTTTCCGCGACTGCAGGGCGGCGACGCCACGGTATGGAGGACTGTTCTTTCGGCTGTGATCGCCATTGCGGCCGTTATCGTTGCGGTGCCGACTGGCGGACTGTCGCTCGCGGTTGCCGGGACGTTGGGAGTATCAGCTGCGACAGCGTCGGCGCTGATCGGCGGCAGCATCATCCTGGCCGGCACGCTGTTGCTCAATGCGTTGTTTCCGATCAGGCCGCCGGCGAGCCAGGCCGCGGCCTCGTCGCTCAATTCGATTCGGGGCGCGCAGAACCAGGCCAACCCGTTCGGCGCGATTCCCGTGGTGCTCGGCCGTCACCGGCAGTCGCCGGTTTATGCGAGCAAGCCCTACACCGAGATCGTCGGCGACGACCAGTATCTGCGCGTGCATTTCTGCCTGGGCTACGGGCCGCTGCTGATCGAGGCGCTGCAGATCGGCGAGACGCCGCTGGCGAGCTATTCCGACTTCACGCTCGAGGTGCGCCAGGGCTTCGCCGGTGATCCCGCGATCACGATCGCCGTGCTCGAGGTCGACGAGCAGCAGCTGTCGGTCACACTGAAGGATCCTCATGATTCCGCCGGAGTCACCGCCGGCGGCATTGGCGGCGACTGGAGCGACAGCGTTTTCACGGCGGTCGGGACCGACGAGATCTCGGTCGACTTCGCCGCGCCGATCGGCATCAACGCGACCGACAGCAAGGGCAAGGACATTTCCTGGCCGGTCCGGGCGGACATGCGTTACCGGCCGGTCGGCACCGCGATCTGGGCGCCGTTTCTCACCGTGATCATGTTTCGCACTTTCAGCCCGACGCGCGCCGGCATCTTCGCCTCGGTGGCGACCGGACAATATGAGGTGCAGACGCGCAAGGCGACCGGCGACGGCAACGATCAGTTCACGCGCGACACCGTGGTGTGGTCGGCGCTGCGCTCGATCAAGCACGCCGCGCCGCTGACTTTTCCCCGGCCGCTTGCCCAGGTCGCGCTGCGCATCAAGGCGACAGACCAGCTGTCCGGCGTGATCGACACGCTGAACTGCATCACCACCTCGCTGGTCACGGCCTATAGCGGCGCCGGCGGCGTCTGGCATATCAACACGGCTTCGCAATGGCCGCCGGATTTGTTTCGCTGGGTGCTGCAGGGGCCGGCCAATGCGCGCCCGGTCGCGGACGCCGGCATCGACATCGGCAATCTGCAGGACTGGTGGAGCTATTGCGTCGCCAATGGCTTCAAGTTCAACCAGGTGATCCAGCAGGCCGGCTCGGTCTATGACAAGCTGTGCGACATCGCGGCGGCCGGGCGCGCGGTGCCGACCTTCATCGACGGCAAATGGGGCGTGATCTGGGACCGGCCGGATGATCCGATCGTCCAGCATTTCACGCCGCGCAACTCCTGGGGCTTCAGGGGCCAGCGCGCCTATGCGCAGGCGCCGCACGGCTGGCGGGTGTCCTTTATCAACGAGACCAACGGCTTTACCACGGACGAAATCCGGGTCTATGACGACGGGTTCGACGCCGGCAATGCCACGCTGTTCGAGGCGATCCAGTTTCCCGGCGTCACCGATCCGGCGCTGAACTGGAAACACGGCCGCTTTCAGATCGCGCAGTCGCGCTTAAGGCCGGAAAAGATTTCGCTCAGTGCCGGCTGGGAAACCCTGATCTGCACCCGCGGCGACCGCGTCAAGGTCACCCATCCGGTGCTGCTGATCGGCCTGGCGTCGGGCCGGGTCAAATCTGTTGCCGGCCAGGTCGTCACGGTCGACGAGCAGGTCACGATCGAGGGCGGCAAGAGCTACGGCGTGACGTTTCGCGTGCCCGGCGATGCGCGCTCGGTGACCTGTGCCGTCGATCCGGCGACGGCGGCCGGCGATTACACCGCGCTGACGCTGGTCGGCGATCTCTCGCTGCTCGATCCCGATGGCGGCGACGTCTTCGCCTTCGGCGAGACCAACCTCGAGTCGGCGGTCTATCGCGTGCAGGGCATCGCGCAGCAGGCGTCCTTGGTCGCGGTGCTGACCCTGGTCGACGATGCGCCTGCGATCTCACAGGCCGACCAGGGCGCGATTCCGGCCTATGTTCCGAACATCACGATCCCGCCGGACCCGTTCACCTTGCCGCCGCGGGATTTGCGTTATCTGGAGGTGATCGACGGGCAGGGCGAGACCGCGCGGGCGCTGGTGCGGCTGGTCTGGCAATTGCCGCGGCTCGGCAAGGTGGCGTCGTTCACGGTGCAGGCGCGCGACGACGATGTTGCCGGACAATGGCGCAACGTCGACAGCGTGCCGGTGCCGCGGATGACGACCGACGTGCCGCTGACATCCGCCGGCACATGGTCGTTCCGCGTGCAATGCGTGTTCAATGACGGCACGGTGTCGGCCTGGGTTGAGATCATTTCGGTGTTGCTGCTCGGTCTGCTGCGGCCGCCGGCCGCGGTTTCGAATCTGCGCAACGCCTATGTGTCCGGGCGATCGTTCCTGTCCTGGGATCAGGATGTCGATCCGAGAACGGTGCTGGTCGAAATTCGCAAGGGCGCCAGCTTCGCGGCGGCGCAGGTGATCTCGGATGCGGCGGGCTCGCCGTGGCAGACCGTGGGAGATGATACCTATTTCGTCACACCATACGTCGTATCGCCGTTCGGCGTTCGCATCTATGCCACCACGCAATCGCTCGCGCTGTCGGGCACGGTCGCGGTCGACAACATCATCGTCGATCGCGACGAGCGCGCCACCGGCTGGACCGGCACGTTCTCCGGCTATGTCGGCATCGACCAGGGCAACAATTTTCTGCGCACGGCCGGCAATGATGATTACCTCAATCGCGCGAGTTTTCTCGATACCGGCAACTTTCTCGATGGCGACGGGACGGTGCAGGCCGGCGGCACCTATTGGAGCGCCGATATCGTCGACACCGGCGGCGTCAGCTTCTGCCGGATATCGAATGACTGGACCGCGACGGGCGTATCGGAGAACGACGACTTTCTCGGCAATGCGGATTTCCTCGGCAATCTCGATGAGTTGAAGGCCTCGCTGGCCGCCTTCGTGCGCGTGCGTCCCGTGATCAGGATCTCGATGGTCGGTCCGGTGCCGACATGGGGACCTACGCAGGTGTGGTCGCCCGACGTTTACAAGGGCTGGATGTTCCAACTCGGCATGCAGTTCGAGATCCTCGACACCACGCAGAACGCGATCGCCTATCTGCTGTCCTGGGCATGGTCTATCGACGTCCCCGATCGGCTCGACAGCTATCAGGATCTGACGATCCCGATCGGGGGGACGACCATCACGTTCCAGCCGACCAATGCCGGCGTCGCGATGCCGTTCAATGGCGGCCTCAATGACGAGGCGCTGCCGCATGTCACGCCGTCGATCCAGTCGCCGAATGCCGGCGACCTGGTGGTGTGGTCGGCGCTGTCGCTGTCGAGCGTGACGATTCAGGTCAAAAATGCCGGCGTCGACGTCGGCGGCTCGCACGTCAACATTCTCGCCCGCGGTTACTAGGAAAAAGGAAACTCCACAATGAAGCTGCGCCATCTCTGGCTTGCGGCAGCGACCGCTGCCGTCGTCTCGCTGCTGTCAGTGCCCTTCATCGGTCGCGCGTCACAGAACGGACTCGCGTTGCCGACGACCGGCGTGTTCTCTGGTCTGACCGAGCAGAACAATATCAACAATGCGCTGGACTCGCTGCTGACCTGCAGTTCGGGCAGCGCAGCACCGACCAACCAACTCGGCGGCGTGCCCAAGGAAGGCCAGTGCTGGCTAGATACGACATCGACATCGTCGAAGGTTTTGAAGCGTTATACCGGCTCGGCATGGGTCGTCGAGGCCGTGATCGACGTCACCAACGGCATCTGGACGCCGCCGATCGGCGGCGGCCTGTGGGGCGCGTCAATCGCCGGTGCGGCGACCGTCGACGTCGGGTCGGTGCCTCAATCAGCCGTGGTTGTTACGGGGGGAGGCGCATCCATCACGTCATTCGGGTCGTCCGCGGCCGTGGGCACTATCCATTTTATATTATTCAACGGGGCAAATACGCTTGTTAATTCTGCCAATATCTTCCTGCCGGATAGCGCCAACATCACCACGGCAGCGAACGATGTTGTGGTTGCTGCATATCGCGGTTCTGGAAGCTGGTTTGTCCTTCAGTATGCTCGCGGATCAATTCCGAGCAAGGCATCGCCGACGACGTCGGATTTCGTCCTGATCCAGGATGCGGCCGCAAGCAACACGCCGAAAAAATCGCTGCTGTCGGCGCTCCTGGCACTAACGGGCGTCAACAGCATCAATGGCAATACTGGCGCCTTTACAACGTCGCACGGCGTCATCAACTCGACCAACGACCTGCGCTTCGATATCGGCTCGATCCCGAATTATCTGTCGGGGCTGACGCTTTCAACCGCCGGCGGCTCGGCGACGTTCTCGATCGCGGCTGGTGCGGCCGCCGACAGCACGAACGCTGACCTGATGAAGATCGCGGCGTTTTCGAAGACGACGAGCGGCTGGGCGGTTGGCAGCGGCAACGGGGCGCTAGATACCGGATCGATCGCCAACGGCACCTGGTACCACGCCTTCGTCATCAAGCGGCCCGACACGGGCGTCGTCGATGGCTGCATTTCGGCGTCGACGACGGGCTGCGGCGCGGGCGTCGGCAATATCCCTGCGGCCTATACGATCTCGCGCCGCATTGGCTCAATGAAAACCAACGGCTCGGCGCAATGGACCAAGTTCATTCAGTTCGGCGACGAGTTTCTCTGGGACGTGGCTGTGCAAGACCTGACGGCGGCGACCGGTTCTGCCTCGACCTTGCAGACACTGACGGTCGCGCCGGGGGTACAGGTCGAGGCGTTGATGCATGTGTTTCTCAACATCAGCGCGAGCGGCACGATGGACACCAAAATATGGTCGCCGGACCAGGGCACAGCGCCAAATCTGTCCAGCGTCCATGGACAAACCAGCCAGACCAACAACGCGCAGATCAGGGTGCGCACAAATACGTCGGCACAGATCAGGCACGCGGAAACATCGACCAACGGTAATGTCACGATCGAGACGCAAGGCTGGACCGACCTGCGCGGTAAGATCTGACGCCGCTATTTTTCGGGATTACGGGCAGCTGATTTCACCAAATTCAACGACTCACCCGCGCGTGCCGCCTCCGGCGCGCGGGCAGCCCCCATCATGCGCGGCATTCATCCATGGAGAGGCAAATCCAATGGTTCCCCACCACATCATCATCGTCGGCTCTGAGAAGGGCGGCGTCGGCAAGACCATCCTGTCGCGGTTGCTGCTGTGCTACCTCGCGTCGCGCGTCGGTGGCGTCGATTATCGCGCCTATGACGCGCAGACGCCCGGCGGCATCCTGAAGCGCTTCCATCCCGATCGGACCGAGCTGGTCGACGTCATGAAGAGCGACGGCCAGCTCCGCATCTTCGACAGCCTGCGGCCGCGCCAGGTGACGGTGATCGATCTTGCCGCCGGGCAGCTGGAATTCATGCTGCGGCTGGTCGGCGAATTGAACTTTCTCGAGGACGTCAAGTTCGGCCGGCTCAAGATCACGGTAATGCACGTGATCGGCTCGACCCTGGCCTCGTTCGACGAGATCCGCCGCGTTGCGGACCTGGTCGAAGGCTCACGGCATTTTCTGGTCGCCAATCACATCAACGAGGCGGCCTATCTGGGCCTCACGGCGGAGCATCGGGCCGCGGCCAGCGGCCTGGTCACGATCACCAAGCTCAACGAGCTCGCGGCCGAGACCGTCGACCAGGCCGGCGTGTCCTTTGACGACTACTGCGGCAACGAGACCAACTCCCGCACCTTGCGCGGCTATATCGAGGCCTGGAAGCGCAAGGCCTTTGCCGAATTCGGCAGCGTCGGCCTGATCGGCTGAATTTTCGCGGCACGTCATACTTTCCGCGCCCGAGCGCGACTCGTGCGTCGCAAGGCGACGTGCGCGCGAACGGCGCAAAACAAAAAAGGACTCTCACGATGACCTTCTCTCTGCTGTGGCTGCCCGGCGTGCTGCGCGCCGCGGGGCTAACCGTGATCGAAACGCCGGGCTGGCAGAACCGCGGCCATGGCGACGAGGGCAAGGTGCTCGGCGTGCTGTGCCACCACACCTGCGGCCCGCTGCACGGCGATCTGCCCGACATCAACGTGCTGATCGACGGCCGACCCGATCTCGGCGGCCCGCTCTGCAACCTGGCGCTCGGTCGCTCCGGTCAGTTCTACATGATCGCGGCCGGCAAGGGCTGGCATGCCGGCGCCGGCAACTGGCAGGGCGTGACCGACGGCAATTCGCATCTGATCGGCATCGAAGCCGAGAACACCGGCGAGAAAACCGGGCCGCGCGCCGAGGCCTGGCCCGAGGTGCAGCTGGACGCGTATGCCCGTGGCTGCGCGGCCATCCTGAAGCATATTGGCGCGGCGCCGATCATGTGCGCCGGCCACAAGGAGTATGCGCTGCCGCGCGGCCGCAAGGACGATCCGGATTTCGATATGGTCGCGTTCCGGGCGCTGGTGGCCGACATCATGGGCGCACCTTTGCCTGCGCCGTCATCGCGCCTGACGCCTGCGTCATCCGCGCAGGCTACGGGCGCGGCGCTTCCGCGCTTGCCGCCTGCGGCATTCGCGCCTTCAAAAAGCGCGCCGCACGAGTCCGGCTCGGGCGCGGCAGCGCCGGCGCGTTTCCCGTGCAAGGGCATTGTCAACACGGGCGACGTCAACGTGCGGGCCAGGGCCGCCGGCAATGCGGCGGTTCTGCGCACGCTCAACAAGGGCGACCAGGTCGAGGCCGACCTTGAGGCGATCAACGGCACCACCACCTGGCTTGGCCTGGCCGGCGGCGGCTATGTCGCCGCGCGCTTTGTGACCCTCGCCTGAAGTTCCTTGAGGCGTACCGCCGCGCGACGGCTTCGCGCATATCCCAGCACTGAACATCGGAGGACGTCATGCCCCTGCCAACGCAGGCACAAGTCAATACGGCTGGCCGCTATGTCGGCACCATCCTTGGCACCGCGATTGCCATCTTCGGCCTGGAGGCCAAGGGCATCTCTGCGGATCAGGTCAAGGCGGTGATCGCCGCGGCCGGCACGGCCGTCAACGACATCGTTGTCATGCTCGCCGCGCTTGCGCCGATCTATGCGGCGGTGCGCGGCATCCTGTCATCGAGCGACACCGGCCGCGCCGCGGCGATCGGCGCCCATGCGAAGACCATCGTGCAGCCGGCGGCGAACGGCACTGCCACGGTCACCATCACCGACCCGGCCATGGCATCGGCCGCCCTTGATGCCCAGAAGAATGCCGCATAGGAGGCGACATTGAACAAACTCTTTGCAATCGTGCTGCTGGCTCTCGGCCTTGCCGGCTGCGCGGAAATCCAGAAGGTCGAAACCACGTTGTCGAATGCGCTTGGCGTCGTTGCCTCGACCAAGGTCAACAGCAAGAGCGCCTATATCGCCATCAACGTGTTCAACGCTGCGGAGCGCACCGTCACGACCTATCTGAAGCTGCCGCCCTGCGACGGCAAGACTTCGCTGTGCCGGGTCAGCGGCGCCGCCGCCGCGCTGGACCGGCCGTTCAATGCCGGCATCGTGGCGCGCAACCAGCTGCGTGTCTTCATGAAGGCCAATCCCGGCACGCTTGCCGATGCCGGGCTCTACAACACGCTGGTGCAGGCCACATCGGGCCTGCAGGCGGTCATGAACGTCTATGGCATCGGAGGCCCGAAGTAACATGCAAGCCATCATCACACCGCTGCTCTCGCTGCTGACGCTGCTGGCGCCGGGCGCTTCGACCACGATTATCGCGCAGAGCATCAATCTGCTGATCGCGCTGGTTCCGATCATCGTGCAGGAATACCAGGCCATGCTGCCGATCGTGCAGAACATCATCACGGTGCTGAAATCCAGCGACGACATCACCCCGGACCAGTGGAATGTGCTGGACGCGATGTCGGCGCAGTACGACAGCGACTTCCAGGCGGCGCTGGCGGCGGCCGAGGCGCAGGACTCCGCGGCGTCCGGCAAGACCTGATTCCCCAAGGTCTGCCGATCATCGGAATGCGGGGATGGATGTTGCCCAGGAGCTGCTGAAGCTCGGACCGGCGGGTCTGGTTTGTCTGATCTTGTGGCTTGCTCTGTACAAGTCGGAGCAGCGCGAGGCCAAGAAAGACACCCGCATTCAGCTGCTGGAAAACCAGCTCACCGAAAGTTACGACGAGCGCATTCTGGCCGCTGACCGGATCGCGGAAGCGATTCACAGCACCAAGAATGCGCTCGACGGTCTCGCCAACGAACTGCGGGCGAAGCGATGAAGACCATTTTCAGGCAGATTCGCCGGATGCTCGCCGACGACGGGCGCAGCGATCGGGATTTTACCGGGCAGGAAGAGCGGCTGCACCTGGCGCAGGCCCATCTGCGCGAGGCGGCCGCCGGCCTGGTGGCGGCGGCCGATCTGATCGCGGATTTCCTGAAAATGCGCCAGTAGCGGCCAACCCCGAAAGCATCAGTTATGATCAAAAAAGTCGCTGTGGCGGCCGTGCTGTTTTGCGCGGCCGTTTTTGTTGCGCGCGCCTTGATCGTTCCGGCGGCGCCGGAGACCGGTCAGGCCAGCTTTTACGGCGGCTATTTCCACGGCCGCAAGATGGCCAATGGCGAGCGGTTCGACAGGCTTTCGGACAGCTGCGCGCATCGCAAGCATCCGTTCGGCACGCGCTTGCGGGTCACGCTGGCGGCGCCCGTCGTCGAGCGCCGTCCGCGACATCAGCCTCAAGGCGAGGGCCGCAGCGTGACCTGCGTGGTGCGCGACCGCGGGCCGTTCGTCCCCGGCCGCATCGTCGATTTGTCGCTCGCCGGCGCGCGGGCGCTGGGCATCGAGAAGGCGGGCGTTGCCGAGGTCTCCGTGAGCGTGATGCGATGATTGCCGTGATCGCCAGCGTCTGCCTCGGCGTGGCCTGTCAGGACATTGTCGTCACGACATCGGAGTAGGATTCCGGCGTCACCATGATGTGGTGCGCGATCGGCGGCCAGCTCGCGGTCGCCGAATGGCTGGCGCAGAACAAGCCTGGCTATCGGCTGGCGGGCTGGAAGTGCGTCATCGGCGAGAGGCGACAAGTCCTTTAAGGCTCCGTTCCGTTGTGCCTCCCCGGAACGGCCCCCCGCGCGCGAGCGCGGACGGCGCGCCCCGCGAGCCCTCGGGTTCGCGGGGCGTTGTCGTGTCAGGTATCCGGCGCTGGTTTCGGCCGATCGCGCGCCAGCGCCTGGCGCATGGCGATGTCGGCCATCATCACGATGCCGCCTTGTTCGGCCGCCGCCAGCAACAGCTGGGCGGCAAGCTGCCAGTGCGGCAGCGCGCGCGTTGCCTTCGGCAGTGTGAGGATGTAGTCGCCGGCATCGCGCAGTGTGGCGAGCGTTCGGCCTGCGGCGTCGATCGGCGTGTCGAAGCGGCGGGTCCATGTCACGGCCCGCCCTAATCCTCATCCTTGATCACATCGGCAACAAACCCTTCCGGCATCGCCGGCGGATTGTCGGCATCGCAGGGATTGCAGACCGGGCAGGGATCGCCGGCGCCGCCACAGCCACAAGCCCGCGGACCTTCCCAAGGCCGGTCCGGATGGGCCTCACAGACCCAGCGGCAGTTGTCGCAGCGGAGGCAGAATTTCATGGTGCAGATCGCTTCGCGCTCGCCGGCGCGCTTGGTCCCGGCGCATCTCTCATCCTTAAACCCGTCAATGCCGGCCGGCGCTTCCTGCCGTATTCGGCCTGACAGCGCCGGCAGTACAGCACATTTTGCAGCGTATGGATCTGGCGATCACGTGGCCAGATCACCTCGGCAAGGTCGACCACCTCGCCATGGCTGCAATGGCGGCATTGCACCTCGAGCAGCGGGACATCGCCATGCAGCGCGGCGGCGATCGTCGGCGACGGCGCGTCGGGTCCGCCGATGAACAGCCGCGTGCTCCAGGCGAGGCAATCGAAGCGGTGGGCGTTCGCCAATTGCCGATCGGCGGCGGCATAAGCGGCCTCGGCTTCGCGGACGAGGCGCGCGTGCTCCTGCTCGCCTTTGTGAAGCTCGCGGGAGAAGTGCCGGCGGTCGCGGCCGGACATGGGCGGGTAGATGATGCGGGCGGCGGACATGATTCCGAGGGTAATGGTGCTGTCCGAATGAGGACAAGTACCGTTTTGCGCAAGGCGAGCTGATCGGCGGGGCGGGAGCATGGGCGGCCCGAGTCATAGCCCGGAACGTGGCGCGAACAAATTCCCCGGATTTTCCACGCCTGTTGCTGCTTGGTTCTGCCGCCTGGTGCCGCTAATTGCCGGATGCGCCCGGTTCCCGGATCGCAGAAAACCCTTGTTTTTAAGGGGTTCGCATGGTGGACGCACAAGGGATCGAACCTTGGACCTCTCCCGTGTGAAGGGAACGCTCTCCCGCTGAGCTATGCGTCCGGGATATTTTTGAACATGACCCTTACGGAAAACCGGTACCCACTTTTCC